GAACCTCAAAGGTTTCATGCAGTCTCAAATCGCTGAGAAGCGGAGTGGGATTGACAAGGAAGTCGCGGCTTTCGCCGCCGATCCAGCGCATCCTCACTTTGATGCCGTCGCCGATCACATCGTGCGATTGCTCAACGCGGACAGGAACCTGTCCCTTCAGGATGCGTATGATCAAGCTGTCTGGGCCAACCCGACCACCCGAGCCAAGGCTATCGAACTCCTCAACAAGGAGAACGCAGACAAGGCACGGAAGGAACGCGAGGCCGCTGCACAGGTAGCAAACAAGGCGAGGCTAGCAAACGTCCGGGGCAAGCCCACGGACAAAGCAACAGGCGCAGCGAAAGGGGGATGGGAGGAAGAACTCGCCGTCACCGCCGCTGCAATCGAGAACCGAAAATGAAAGGATAAGGTGTCATGGCCTCACCCAACACGACCTTTACGGAGTTGGTGTCCACGACCTTCCGCAACCACGCGACGGAAATCAAGGACAACATCTCCAAGAATAACGCCCTGCTGGCGTATCTCAGCAGGAGCGGCAGGACGCGGAAGGAGGACGGCGGGCTTAGCATTGTCGCGCCGCTGGACTACGCCGCGAATTCGACCTATCAGAGGTATAGCGGTTTCGACGTGCTGAACGTGTCGCAGAGCGATGTCATCTCCGCGGCGGAGTTTCCCTGGAAGCAGATCGCCGTCAATGTGGTGGCGGACGGGCTGACCATGCGGATCAACAAAGGGCAGGCCAGGCTTATCAATCTGGTCAAGGCCAGGATCAAGAACTCGATCCGCACGTTCAAGAACAACTTCAGCGCTGATGTGTACAGCGATGGGACGCTGACCAACCAAGTCAACGGGCTCCAAGCGCTGGTTGCGGATGCGGGGACTGGGACCGTGGGCGGGATTGACTCCAGCGCCTTCCCGTTCTGGCAATGCGCCGTGCAGTCCGCAGCGTCCCCTCTCCAAGGCGGTGGCGCCATCACCCTCTCGGCAACGACCTTCGAGTCGTTCCTGCTGGGGGCGTGGCTGAACCAAGTCCGCGGGGACGACAAGCCCAACCTCATTGTCCTCTCGAACGACTACTTCACCTTCTTCGAGCTCTCGCAGGTCTCGCTGAAGCGGTATGTCGAGGAGGGCGCCGGGGCGATCAACGCGGGCTTCACGAGCATGAAGTACAAGGACGCCACTGTGATCTTCGACGGCGGTTCGGGCATCCCGACCAGCCATGGCTACATGCTCAACACGGACTACTTCGAGCTCGTGGTCCACGAGGACGCGGATATGACGCCATTGGATGGAGAGGGCGGAGTGCGCCCCTACAACCAGGACGGCACCGTGATCCCGGTGATCTGGCAGGGCAACCTCGTCGTGTCCAACAGGCGGCTGCAAGCCGTGCTGAAGGCATAGCCCGCGCCCGCCAACCTTTTCAAGGAGAAACCAAGATGTATGCTGCACTCAACACTCCGGCGGGCAACCAGCCCTTCAACGACTGGTTCATTCCGGACACGACCCAACGCTTCGCGCTGGGAACGAAACAGAGCGCCGTCGATCCCTACTGGGGATGGGGGGAGTTCGTCTATGCAAAGGCGTCGGGTGCCATTGCGACCCGCCTCCTGTGCGTGCTCGACGAGACCTTCCTCGCGGTCGGGATGCCCAACGCGGCGAATCAGGGCTTCCCTGCTTGTGTCGCCATGGCTAAGATGGCAACCCTCACCTTCGGATGGTTCATGCTCGTGGGGCTGACGCCCATTGTGGCCTCGGCCACGGTGGCGGCGGATGCGAGCGTCGGGCTGACGGGCGTGGGGACCATTGGGGCTTTCGCCGCGGGCAAGCAGATCGTCAACGTCCGCAACCGCCTCTCGCAGACCGGCACCAAGACCTTCGCCAACACCCAGACCACGAACGGGAATGGTGTGCTCCTGACGAACGGGTACGATGGCCTGTTCCTTGGGGCGGCACTGTCGGGGACAGGGATTCCTGCCTCGACCGTTGTGGCGAAGCTCGACCCGGACGGGCGGACGGTCTACACCGGCTCCGCTGTGGGGACGCTTGGCGACAAGAACTCCACCGCGACGGGTAGCATCACCCTGACTGGAACGTGGACAGGATATTCGGTCTGCCAGATCGCATATCCGTTCAGCCAAGGTCAGATCACATAGCAGTATCAACCCCGGAGGGCTTCGGCCCTCTGGTTTTCTAACTCTGGAAGGAGCGACACTCCAATGGCTGAGATGATGAAGGAACGGCCCGCCTACGTGCGGTTTGAGAAGCGAGTTATTGAGGATCGCAACGCGAGCCTCAAGGCAGGGCACTTCGTCGGGCGGGACATTATCTACGCCCTGATCACGCCGCCCGGGTCGAAGGATGTCATCGTGCGCGAGGTGGAATCGACACGAAACGAGCAGGGTGTTATCATCAACCAAGGCTGGCTGGACTACCTCGACACCCAAGTTCAAGAGGGCCGCATCCCTGATGTCTTCGTTGACTCCTACAAGCGGGCCTATGACAAGTACAAGAAAGGGGAAGATCTCCCCCTCAACGGCACACCGATCAAGACTTGGCCGCCTCTGAGCCCGGCCCAGATCACCAACCTCATCGCGCTCAATATCCACACAGTCGAGGACCTCGCTGCCCTCAATGAGGAGGGCAAGGCCCGCTTCGGCATGGGCATCGTGGAGCTCCAGCGGAAGGCGAAGAACTGGCTCGAGGAGAGCCAATCCATCGGCGCGGCGGTCGCCCGCCTGACGGCGCTCGAGACAGAGTTCAAAGATCTGAAGGATCAGAACGAACGCCAGCGCGGGCTGATCGAGAAGCTCCAAGCGGAGAACACGGCCCTTAAGCGGGTGCCCGCCACCGTCTAGCCCATGACCGCCACCCTCCTCCAGACCTGCAAGGAGTTCGCCGGAAGGCGCGGGCTCCCCGTCCCGACCTCTGTGATGGGGAGCACGGACGCCGGGGTCTTGCAGTTCCTCCGGACGCTGGAGGAGGAGTGTATCGCACTGGCGGCCCGCGGGCCGTGGCAGACCTTGCTCAATGAATATACCTTCACCGCGCTCGGCACGGAATCTCAGGGCACTATCGCGGCGGGCTTTGGCTCCTCGCCCGCCGCCCTCAACGGCTATCGCTATATGCTGCCCGAGATCCTCTGGGACCGCACCCAGCGCATCCCGATTTGTGGCTCCCTCGATCCGCAGCTTTGGGCCTACCTCAAGACGATGGGGATTACGGGACCCTATAGCCAGTTCAGGTTCCGAGGAGACCAGCTCATCACCATCCCCGCCCTCACCGCGGGCCACACCGTCGCCTTCGAGTACATCACGAGCAACTTCATCAACCTGCTCGGAGTGGCGACGAGTGGGGCTTCGCGCTTCGCCAACGACACTGACACGATCAGGCTCCAGGACGATATCGTCCTCGCGGGGATGACTTGGCGGTGGCTCAAGACGAAGGGCTTTGCCTATGCGGAGGACTTCAATTCCTATGAGGACCTCGTGAAGGACCAACTCGCCCGCGAGAGGCCGGGTCGGACGTTGAGCCTAGCGGGCGGCTACGAGGGCTTCCGTCCATCCATCACCATCCCCCTTATGAGCACCATCCCGCCATGAGAACCGCCGTCCAGCAGCTTGAGCGTCGGATGCCTGTGACGGCCCGCGAGAGCCTCACAGGGTCGATCAACTCGACGAGGTCTGTTACGGCGCCCGTTGGAGGCTGGAACGCCCGGGACGCCCTCGCGGATATGAAAGAGAACGAGGCTATCCGCCTGACCAATATCTTCCCCCGCCCGACCTACTGTGAGGTTAGGGGTGGAGCGACCGACTTCACCACCGGGATGGCTGCCCGCGGCAAGAGCTTGATGGCTTGGAATGGTCCGACAGGGTCGAACAAGCTGTTCGCGGGCACAGCGTCTGGTATCTACAACGTGAGCGCGTCGGGGGCGGCGCCTGCTGCTGAGACCGCGACCTGCACGAACGGCAAGCTCCAGTGGGTCAACTTCGCTGTGGCGTCGGGCTCGGAGTTCCTCATCGCGGTGAATGGCACGGACAAGATGCTCTACTACGACGGCGCGACCTGGGAGAGTGTGGATGGGGGCTCGGCCCACGCCGTCACCGGAGTGACAACGTCGAACATCATCCACGTCAACATCTTCAAGTTCCGCCTGTTCTTCATAGAGAAGTCGAAACTCTCGTTTTGGTATCTCCCGCCCGCCGTCCTTGGCGGGGCAGCGGTCGAATTCCAGATGAATTCGATCTTCTCTCGGGGGGGATTCGTCATGGCGATGGGGACTTGGACCATTGACAGCGGGACTGGGTCGGACGATCTCGCCGTGTTTGTGACCTCGGAGGGGGAGGCCGCTGTGTTCCGCGGCTCGAATCCCGCTAGCTCGACGGACTGGAGCCTCGTCGGCGTGTACTTCGTCGGGCGCCCGATCGGGCGACGCTGCTTTGTCAAGTTCGGCGGGGACATGGTTCTGCTGACAGAGAATGGGGCATTCCCGCTGTCCGCCGCCCTCCTGACAGCGGCGATTGACAGGGTCCGTGCCCTTACCAATATGATCGAACAAGCCTTCACCACCGCGGCCCGCCTCTACCAAAGCGCGTTCGGGTGGGAGACTACGGTGTATCTTGGGCAGTCCGCCCTTATCGTCAACATCCCCAACGCCGAAGGTGGCACTCATCAGCAGTATGTCATGAACACCATCACCAAGAAGTGGTGCCAGTTCAGCGGGTGGGATGCGGAGTGCTTCATTGTGTTCAATGGGGAGCTGTACTTCTGTCGCAGCGGCTCCAATGGCACGGCGAAGGCTTGGACTGGGCCGTCCGACTTCGGGACAAACATCGTCGTCGATGTGAAGCAAGCATTTAACTACTTCGGGTCGGATGACCAAAAGGAGCTCAAGCTCGTTCGCCCGATATTCAACCTTACCGGACCGGTGGGCTTCCTCATTGGGGTGGATGCCGACTTCGGGGATAGTCAACCCACGGGCCTCGCGACCTACACCGTGGGGGCGACAGCGCTGTGGGACACGGCGATCTGGGATGTCGATGTCTGGAGTACAGATTTCATCCTCCAGAAGGACTGGAAAACAGCCGCGGTGATGCCAGGATTCTGTTTTGCCCTCTTGCTTCGGGTCGCAACGAACCAAGTCGGGATACAGTGGCCCTCGACAGACTTTGTGCTCCAGCGTGGAACAGGGATGGTAACATGAACGGCGTCCTTCGCAATGGGGATGTCATGCTGACGGAGCCGCGGCTCGCCCTCCTCGCGTGGTTCTGTGCCCGCACAGGGCGTCGGGTCAGTGAGGACTGGAGTCGCTCAAGCCTCGTGGCGCGGGTGTCGGGCCTCCTTCCTATCGCCGTCCTTGTCTATAACCATTATGACAAGCCCGACATCTGGATGCATGTGGCGGCGGAGCCTGGGCGGGTGTGGTGTACGCCAGACTTCCTCTCCCACATTTTCGGCTACCCGTTCGTCCAGCTCGACTGCGACCGAGTCACAGCCCTCGTCGCCCGCTCGAACATCCGCCTACGCAAGCTCGTCACCCACCTCGGCTTTGTCGAGGAGGGGATTTTGAGGGAAGCACTCCCGACAGGAGATGCTCTAATCGCATATGGAATGCTGCGGCGGGAATGCCGCTGGATTGGAGAGTCCGATGTCAAAACCAGACACGCCGCAGCCGCCTGACTTTACCGGGGCGGCGGCCCAGACTGGCCAAAGCAACATCACCGCTGCGATTGTACAGCGGTTGATGGGAATGCAGGGGGCGAATACTCCTTGGGGCTCCCTCGCGTTTAACCAGACGGGGACAACGCATGTCGGGCCGGGTGGGATATCACCTGGATCAGCAGGAGCGCCTGCCGCGGCAACAATGCCAGAGGGCCTAAGCCCGTTCGAGCAGTCCCGGTGGCAGGCTGAGCAGGCACACCGGACGGCTACAGGCCAATCAGGCACTGGCTTCGACATCCCCCAGTTCACCTCGACCGTTACGCTCTCGCCCGAGCAGCAAGCCATCTTCAACCAGCAGCAACAGAACCAGCAACAGAGCGGCACTGCGGCGGGCAAGCTCATTAGCGGGCTGGACGCCTCGCCCATTGACTACAGTGGGATGCCGCAGCTCCCCTCGGGCGATCAGCTCAACACGACGCGGCAGAATGTCTCGGACGCGATCTATGGACGGAGCGCCCGTTACCTCGATCCACAGTTCTCCCAGGCGGAGGATGCCGAACGGACGCGCCTTGCAAACCAAGGATTCCAGACAGGGACGGAGGGATTCTCTCGCTCGATGGGAGATTTCAACCTATCGAAGCAGCGGGCCTATGCGGATGCCCGCGACGCTGCGGCCTCTCAGGCCGGGGCCGAGGTCTCCCGAGACTATGGAATGGGACTGTCGAGCCGCCAGCAAGCCGTCTCGGAGGCTCTTTCGAAGCGTCAACTCCCTCTCAACATGATCAGTGCCCTCCAAGGCGGCGGGCAGGTTGGGATGCCTTCGTTCCCAGGAGCGCCTAGCGGGCAGGGCATTGGCGGGGTGGACTATACTGGCGCTGCCGCGAATCAAGCCAACGCTGCGATGCAGCAGTATGGTATCGGGGCGGGGCAGTACAATAGCCAGATGGGCGGGTTGTATGGGCTGCTCGGGACAGGGGCGCTATACAGCATGCTTGGAACTGCGGCTGCAGCATGAAAATCTTAGTGAACCCGTCAATGGATATGGTATCATATTCGGTCACGACATATGGCCTCTGACATCCTCGACCCTCGTACACCCGGCCTATCCGTCAGCCCCTACCCGCCCGAGCTCCAAGGCGAGGCGGCAAGCCTCCACCGTCGGCGGGCCCTTGCCGACATGCTCATGCTTCGGGCGATGCAGCCCATGCAGCAGCCAACAGGCTACGGTGGGATACCTGTGCCCATGAGCCCGCTCGCGGGCCTGTCCCATGTTGCCCAGATGGGCTTGGGAGTGGGAGCAGGGAGCGGCGTGGATCAAGGGGAGGCTGCGCTCGCGAACCGCTACTCCGAGGGCCTGCGTGGCGCAACGAAACAGGTCACGGACCTGACCGGACAGGGCAAGTTCGACGAAGCCTCGCAGGTCGCATCGCAGTGGCCTGCTCTCAAGGCGATCTCGGAGAAACTGCTCGAGCGGCAGATTGCGCCCCGCCCAGTATATCATCCATACGAGTCGACCTCGCCAGAAGGGACGCCTGTAACCAAGTGGTACGACCCAAGCAACCCTCCCGAAGGAGCAATCCCGAAGCCCGTCAAGATGGCCTTCGAGAACACTGGAGGGGAGATCACCCCTGTCAATCCTTACACCCAGACAGAGCCTCTCAAGAAGACCCTCGACCCGAACCGTGTCCCGACGCCCGAAGATCTCGAAGCCAACGCCCAGCTCATTGCGAGCTACCGAGCCAAGCCCATCGAAGGTTATAGCATGAGGGCGCCAGGCGGAGCTGCCGTGATGCGCCGAGTACTAGAGATCAACCCAGGCTATGATTCCAAGGTCTTCAACACAGGGAAGCTAGCGGAGGTCGCCTTCGCGTCAGGCAAGCAAGGGAACACAATCCGCTCCTTCAATGTTGCATTGAATCACCTCGACACGCTCGATAAGGCGGCAGAGAACCTTGGAAACATGAGCTTCCGCCCGGGCAATCAGCTCTATAACTATGTCTCCGAGCAGCTCGGGCAGCCCGCTCCGACGGAGTTCTCCGCGATTAAGAAGATCGTCGGGGACGAGATTGTGAAGGCCGTCATTGGTGGAGGTGGAGGCGTAGCGGATCGGGAAGAAGCAGCGAACACAATCTCCCGCGCCAACAGCCCTGAGCAGCTTAAGCAGGTTATGGCGAAGTATCGTGACCTTATGAAGGGACAGCTTAGCGGCTTGCGACAGCAGTATATCGCCTCGACGGGGAAGCAAGACTTCGACAAGTTCCTTACACAGGAGGGGCTGACTGCTGCGGGCCGTCCGCAACGCCGGGCATCGGACCAGCCCGGCGGCGTGATTGACTTCAACAGCTTGCCCAAATAATGGACGTTCGCCTCCCTGACGGAACAGTCGTAACTAACGTGCCAGAGGGCACAACCCAGACGGAGCTTATCGCCCGCGTGGGGAGGATGAATCAGGCTCCTGCTGAGCGCATTGCCTCCGACCCGATCTCGACAGGGGCTCGGGCTACTGCAGGGGCTACGCCCGCTGAGCTCCTCGCGGGCAGCGCTCCGGGCCGCTTCCTCCTCGAACCCGCCCGGGGCCTGCTCGAGCTCGGCTCCCACCTCGGCCTGCCTGGAGGGGAGAGTGCGAAGGCGACAGGAGAACTGATCGGTCGCGGGCGCGAAGCCTATGGGGACAAGGGCCTCGACATCGCGGGGATAGCGGGGCAGGTCGCCTCGCCCGCCGTGCTCAAGGTGGGGAAGCTTATTCCTGCGGGAGCGGGCCTCCTCCAGAAGGCTGTGGGGAGCGCCGCAACAGGAGCAACGGCAGGGGCGCTGACGCCAACAGAGGGCAAGGGTGACTTCTGGAAGGAGAAAGGTCTCCAGACCGGGACGGGCGCAGCCGTAGGGGCGGTCCTGCCACCCGCGGGCGCCCTCACAAAGGGATTGTTCAGCACAGCTTACAAGGCTGTCGAGCCCATCCTTCCGGGCGGGCCGGAGGCCATCCTCGGACGGTTCCAAGACAAGCTCCTCGGCCCAGCCAAACAGAAGGTCGCACAGGCTCTAGCCTCCGCCCGCGAGCTCGTACCTGGGTCCGCCCCGACGGCAGGCGAGGCGACGGCGGGCATCCCTGAGGCCTCCGCCCTCGCAGCACACCAGAAGGCAGTGTCCACAGCCCCTGCGGTGTCGGGCCAGTTCGTCGCTCGGGCTGGGGAACAGGAGGCTGCGCGGGCTGCAGCCATCGGGGATATTGCCAAGACACCCGCGGACCTCGCGGCGGCGGAGGCTGCACGGGCGGGCGAGGCTGCAACTAACTACGGCAAGGCCTTTGCGGAGACTGTACGGGCTACCCCCGAGCTCGCCAAGCTCGCAGGGGACCCATTCTTCAAGCGAGCGATCCCTGACGCTATCGACCTTGCGGCATCGAAAGGGATTAACGCGAAGGATAACCTAACCCAGTTCCTCCACTATGTCAAGGTTGGGCTAGACAAACAGCTCTCCCGGACGGGGGACACGGCGCTTGCCTCGACGGAGAAGGAAGCGGTCCAAGGTGTGAAGGCCAAGCTCACCGCGTGGATGGATGACAAGAACCCCGCCTACGCTACGGCCCGCGCCCGCTTCTCCGAGATGAGCAAGCCCATAAACCAGATGGAGGTCGGCCAGGGTCTCCAAGACAAGCTCGTCGCCCCCCTCGGAGCGAGTGAGCGGGCCGCAAGCTACGCTAGTGCTGTGCGGAGTCCGGAGAGCCTGATCAAGTCTGAGGTTGGCGGGCCGAGCCGCAGCCTCGCAGACATCCTAACGCCAGAACAGCTTGGAGCGGTCAACGCCGTGGGCTCCGACCTCGGGCGCAAGGCCCAGTTCGAGCGCCTAGCTCGGGGGACCAACCTCGGCGGGGCGGGCATGCAGCCCGACAATCTCCTGCCCAACCTCCTCTCCCGTCCCGCGATGATCGCTAACTGGGTTGCGAAGAAGCTCGGCCATAATCTTGAGGACAGGGTTACGACCTTGGCGGGCCACCAGTATCTCAATCCTCAAGAGCTTGCTGCCGCCTTGGCGGACAAGCCAATCTCCGTGCGGAAGCGGCTCGTGGACGAGCTCCTCCAAAGGACAGGCTACCCGATCGTTTCGGGCGCACCGGCGGCCGCTGTCACCCAACAGTACTAGGAGAATATCATTCCATTCAACGGCGCAGGCGTCTATTCGGCCCCTGGAGCGGACTTCCCAGCGGTCACACAGACCGTTATATCGTCCACTCACTACAACAACGTCATCAACGACATTGCGACGGGGCTCTCTCTCTGCCTGACTAAGGACGGGCAGCAGGTCGCGACGGCGAACATACCCTTCGGAGGGTTCAGGGCAACAAATGTCGGGATCACCGCCATTGCGGGAAGCGTCGGGACGCCCGCGATCAATGTCTCGGATACAGGGACGGGGCTGTATCGAAGCGCGGTGAGCGAGCTCGCGGTGACGGTGGCGGGAGTGCAGCGGGCAAGATTCGACGCGACGGGGTTAGTGATACCCGCAGGCACAGGGATTACGGTCCCGACCCTCACCGCCTCCATGAGCGTGGTGACGCCGCTGGTGGGGACAACTACTGTACTTGATTTTGGCGTTCAAACAGTTGGCGCAACCCGTTGGGTCTTCAGTGGCTCTTCGCCGTTTTCATTACTTCCTGTGGCAGACAATGCGGCTGTCGTTGGAGGGCCAGCTAATCGTATAGCCTCCGTCTTCACCCCCATCATCGACTCCGGCACCACCGGACCGCTGTCGCTCAAGACGAATAATGGGACGACAGGATTTGTTGTTGCACATATTGCGGGCGTTGACTTCTTTCAGGTTCAGAGCAACACAGGGACGGCCCAGCTCTACTCAACCGGGGCTTCAACGAACGTTGGCACACAATTCGGGAGTAAGGGGACGGGGACGCATTCATTTGTAACCGACATTTTTGGATCCGTCTTAACGCAGTTTCAAATCCTCCACACCGCCTCCGCCACCCGCAGCATCACTGTCACCGGCTCGAACGGCGGGAACCCGACCATCTCGACCACGGCGGGGAGTCTGGCGATTACGCCCGCCGTTGTCATAGCAGGCCTTCTATCGCAAGGGGCTACCCCAGCCCTGACTGGAAACATAAACCTTCCCTACTCGTCTGTAATCAATGGCAGAAGGAATGACAATGGTGCTGATGTGGGGCTGGTGGGGTTTGGCACGACCAATGGTATAACAGACACTGTTGTTATTGGCTCAGGGTCCGGAGGGGTATATGGCATAGCCCGCTCTGGTGGTGCAGCCCCGACAACCCTTGATCTAGCAGCTGGGCGTTGGACGGTTTGGCGAGACACTGGTGGCGCGACGACTAAGCTCTATTACAACAACGCTGGTGTAATCCAAAGCGTCGCCCTCGTCTGATGGACTCCTTCGATCCCTCCAAGCTTTGGCTCTCGCCCTCGGGCCTCCAGTCTTATCATACAGACAGGGCGGCGAATTACAATGAGAACAACACCGGCCTCGGCGCAGAGTATGATATCTCCCCGCGGGCGAAGGTCGCTGCGGGGCTCTTCCGAAACAGCGTCGATCGGGAGAGTCGCTATCTTGGGATGGCCCTGCTTGGGCGCCCGCTCGATTCCGTCGAGGGCCTGCGGGCGGGCCTCATGGCGGGCGCGATCAACGGCTATCCTGACATGCACCACGGAGGGATGTTTCCAATGCTTGCTCCGATGATGTCTTACGAGGGGAAGAATGTCGGGCTCAACATTATGGGCCTACCGAAGGTAGGCAACATCTCCCCCGTCGTGGCGGCGCAGATGAAGGTGAGGTTCTGAATGGAAAATAATGGAAACGGTTTCAAGCGCATTGGTGGTGTGGTTGGTATCATTGCCGTGCTTGGTGGGTCGGGCGGCTGGATACTAAACAAGTTCGACGACATCAACCGGACATTCGCAGCGAGGAATGAGCGAATCAGCGTGTTAGAGTACAAGCTCGAAGCGATGGAGAAGTATGTCAATTCCAAGAGTGAGGACCGTTATACTGGGAAGGACGCCGCGCGGGATAAATCTGATCTTATGCGGCGTATTGAGGAACTTGAGAAAAGGAGAGGCAAATGATGGAGCTCAAGACTGTCGCTGTGCGGAGTGATGGGTGTTTCAGCGCCCTTGTGTGGGATACCCGCCCGTTTGCGGTGAGCGTAGAGCGAACCTTCGACGACCTCTCGACCGTCCTTCGCAATGGGACCTACAAATGCAAGCGGGACTTCTACCACCATGGAGGGTATGAGACCTTCCAGATCATCGTCCCGGGCCACGACAGGGTGCTGTTCCATAAGGGGAATAAAGAGGTCGACAGCCTTGCGTGTGTGTGCGTGGCAGAGAGCTTCACCCGAATGGATGGCGTCACGGCCATCGGTGATAGTGCTCATGGCTTCGAGGAGTTCATGAACGTGACGACGGGCCTCGAAGAGTTCGACACGATCGTAACAGGTCGGCCATGAAGGACTTGCGAGTGGTCGATGGAATTGCTATACTTGTGGTCATGATTACCCTTTTGATGGAGGGCGCCGTGATGTTCGGGCACAAGCCCGACATCGACGCTGTCCTTCTCGGGCGCATCCTCGGAACCCTCGATGCGGCCCTCTTGATGGTCCTATCCTTCTACTACGGAGCCAGTGCGTCCACGACTCGGGGACAGCGTGCTGGAGACTCGGCACCGCCTGCGCCTCCTCCGCCCGCCCCCTCACCAGACCCGAAAGGACCCACCGTATGATGAAGCGATTGTGTTACCTCTTCCTCCTCCTCGCCGCGGGCTGCGCCGCCCTTGGTGTCCCGACTCCCACGACGTTTAACGAGCGCCTTGCGGCTGGCTATACCACCGCCAGAGCGATCGTGAGCGGGACTTCGGCGGTCCTTGTGGCCCGAAAGATCACTCCCGACGACGCGGAGAACGTCCTCAAGCAGGCGGATAATCTCGTATCTGCGCTCGATGTCGCCCGCTCGATGAGCAAGACTGACCCTATCGCGGCTAGCACGAAGCTCGGCGCGACGATCACTGCCCTAACCGCCCTCCAAGCCTACCTCGCTACTAAGGAGAAACAATGAACAAGCTCACCGTTGACCTCATACTGCTCGCGCTGGAGCACGCTCAGGAGCTCGGACAGCTCCTCCAGACCGCCCACGCTGAAGGGCGGGATGTCTCCGAAGCCGAGCTGGACGGCTCGCGGGCGAAATATTCCCTTGCCCGAACGGCCCTCCTCGCGGATATCGACAAGGCCCGCACGACGCCCTCGCCGGAGTCGGGGGGCGGACCCGGCCCGAAGTAGTGCGATGGCTCGCCGCTATTCTCCTCGTTGGTGTGTTCCTTCGGCATGATACTTCCTTCTTCCTGTCGAAGGTTACTCGATTCTCCCCCTCGGAGTGGTTCTATCTCTTGGGGGGAGCGTGGGAGGTAGTCCTATGCGCGGTCCTTCGAACCCGGGTTCGGGGCTACTTCGCCGTCGCAGCGATGTGGATTGGGATGCTGGAGGGCGGGCAGATCGCAGTGTGTCAAGCCTTGGTCGATGGACCAGTCCCCTCTGGGGTCAGCGAGTGCGACTACGTCGCTGGCTGGCCTGTGGGGGAGTGGATCGTCGGGCTGGAGGTCAGCCTTCTATTCATTGCAGCGGGGATGAAGTGGCACTGGGGATCGCGCTTATGGTCATCCTGACCTTCGCGGGGACGGAGATTGCCGTTTTGTCTCATCCCGTTGCCGCACTGATCGTGATGGCCTTAGCCTGCGCGGGCGGAGCGCTCTCCTATGAGCGGACTCAGTGATGATCCCCGCCTTATCCTCGACGCCGTCCGCAAGCTCGAAGATGACATCTTCATTATCAAGGAGTACATCGCGAATGACCTTGTTGCAACGGATCGACGGGCTGTCGCAGTCTTCTCCGACGCCCAAACCGCCCGAGTCGAGGCCTGTATCGCCACCGCCCTCGCTGTCTTCTTGGGGAGCGACGCTTTCTCAAAGGCACAAGATCTTTATCTCGAGCGCATCGCCGGGCGGCAGGCGATACGATTCGTTCTGTGGCTGGTTTGCTCGTTCGTGGCTGGCGCCTCGTCAGTCGCGTTTTACTACTTCAAGCTGTCACACTGAGGAGAGAAACATGCGCCTTGTTAAGATTGGTATCCTACTACTTGCCTTCATCGCCCTATCCGCCTTCGCTGCGGAGTCCAAACACGAGAAGGATATTCGGGAGTGCAATGAGCAGGGTGAAACTGCGGCGAACGCTGCGGTGGCGAAGGCGAAACTCAAGCATCCAGCCGAAGTGACGCAGGTGAAGCGGAAGGCAAGCTTCACCGAGATTAACAAGTGCTTGCGCTCGCGGGGCTATGCAACTGGTACGATTCGAGAGAAATAATGGGGAGCCCGCCAAACATTCATATTGTCCTGCATCGAATTGCACACGGACCGGAAGGATTCATATGCTCATGCGGCGGAACGAAGTTCGAGAAAGCCTCCTGCGTAGGGGGGGAAGGAACGTCGATGGTTGTAACACGGCACGTTCATGTCTGCGTGCGGTGTTCAAAGGACTATCTTTTATTCGATCGGTTCTCTGCGGGGGGTTGCTTCTCGGATTTTTGAGCAGTGCCGCTGCACAGACGTTCACCTACCCGAATGCGTACTCGCTGCTGAATCCGTTCGACAGCCGGATCAAGTACACGAACTTTGCGGCGCTCGTTACGGCGGGGGATGTGGAGATCGCGCGGCTGCCCGTTCCCTCGATCTTCCAGACCTCGATAACGCTGATCTTCCCCCCGCAGGCAGCGGCGGCGACCGTGGCGAAGGTTAGAACCGGATTCACGCAGGTCGGGACCACGGCGGGCGCTGCGGATCTGGCTGGCAGCTACGTCACGACCTACACGCTGCCGACGCCATTTGCCATCCCTGCTAGCGCAGTTACGACCGTGGTCTATGCTCCCATCTTTGCGACGTTGACCGTTACAGTGACTCCGCCGTTGGCCCCGCCTCCCGTGGTAGTACCGCCGCCAGTGGTGACGCCGCCGCCGCCTCCTCCTCCTGCGACCGGCGAGTCCCCTGATGGCTCAACTATCCCACCACTCACGCAGCTGGTCCAGATCGATGCGTCGGGGGCCGTGTTAACTTGGACCAAGGTGGGCACGCATGCGTTCGTGAATACAGTGGACTCAGGCGGGAGCGGCTTCGACACGATTTTATACAAGGCGAAGATCATCTATGCACATCAGAGCGGCGGGCTGTGGTGGCGCTGGAACGGGAGTAACTGGGGTTCGATAGTCGGTACGCCCTAGCTGTCGTCGTCATCGTCCTCCCAATCCAGCTCCTGCGGCCCGTCCTCCACGACCTCGAAGGCGGGCGGCTTGGGCTCCCACCACAGAGCGTCCGGGCCGCACAGATCCGTTGCGATCCGACAGGTCTCTGCGAAGTTGACATAGCCCGGGCGTTTGCCCGAGGTACACTTCCCGAAGGTCTCCCGGAGGAGCTCGGAATCCTTGTAGGGGACATAATGCTTGCAAGTCTCACACGTTCTTAGCGGCGCGGGCATCGAGCCTTCCTTTCATACATCCTCGGTTACGTTCACAGCGGATCTCGCCAGAGGCGAGGGCTTCGTACTTGTATTGGATCGCCCGCCCGCTCACGCCAAGGCGCAGGCCGAGCATGGCACAGGAGATCGCGCGGTTCGCTTCGAGCCCGGCGTAGGGGCAACAGAAGCCGAGGCCCCGCGTCAACATTTGATCGACTGAAATCTTTACGGTCATGGATATGGTATCATATCCGGTTACGGTTTCGTCCCGCCCTTCCATGTAAACGCCACAATCCGCTCCTTGTCCCTCTCATACCCGAGATAGTTCGCCCGGACCGCCGCAAGCATCACCCCTTCGATCTGCTTCGGGTCCGCGAAGAAAGCATGGAGGTAGCGATAGGCTTCCTCATAGCTCACGGTCTGGCGCCGTCGGATGAACTCGATGAAGCGATCGGCCTGTCGGGTCTCGGGCGTCTTCCCCACGAGGGCGAAGACCCTGGGCATCTCGGCTTCGAGGTCTGTTATCATAGTGTTGGCAGCCACCACGTCACCGAGCTCGATCACGAGGGTGTCTCTCTGGGCGGCTGATATTATCATAGCGAGCTTGTAGATGTGCGTCTGCTTTCGACTGACATAGCCGCCAAAGCGCTCGTCGGCCAAGCTCGATCCGCCGTTGAAGTGCTTTGCGTACCACTCTTTGTTCCATTGCTTGACCTCAGGGGTGACACTGAATGGACCCGCGAGCAGGGAGATGTGTTCGAGGTCGGCTATGAGCTTGAAGCGGGTATCTTCGATCCCTGCCGGAACGGCGTCGGCGGGCCAGTCCACGAGCTTCTCCTTCCGCTCCGCATAGACATAGAGGATGCGGGAGGACAGCCCGCCCCCGATCATGCCCTCGGGCACATTCTCCTGAATCCAGCTCGGCGTTGTGCACGCTATGAGATTGAACCACGCATTCTCTACAACATCGTTCCCCGACATCTTGGTGACCTTCTCGAAGAGCTCGCGGGCGTCGTACAGGGTGATAAGGTTCGTAACGAGCTGTCGGTCCCGCGGATCGAGGAGGTTGCCTAGCTCCGTCGCACAGGAGGTTATGGCCGACATCTTGTGCCATTGCTCCCCGACTTGGAAGGACTCCGCGCTCGCCGCGAACGATGTGACCAAGGCCTGCCACGTTATGGCGTCCGGGCCGAACTGGATACCCGGGACCTTCCGGAGGAGCTTGATTGCGAGGTCAGCCGTTGTGGACTTCGAAACGATGGCGGGCGGCGCGACGAGCAGGACATAGAGGTTAGGATACCATTGGAACGCATACTGCTCGATCCAGACCTTCCGCCGGAGGGCGCCCGCAACCGCCACGGCGCCACTGAAGAAGTGCATGCGGCGGGGGGCCTCGGTGAAGGAGGCATAATCGACGTAGGCAGTGAGCCAGTCATCGAAGTTACGCACACGAGCCCCAAGAGACGGGCGACGTTTTCAGGCTGGTTGGGATGATAAGAGGGTCGGGATAGGGGATTGGGATAAGAGAGTTCGCCATGATGGCTGGACGATGGAAGAAGTCGTGGGCAGTATAGTATTGCCCTGCCAAAGAATCATGTACTTGTAGCAAGATCTGTATTTGCGGCATGGCGTCTAGGATGCTCACCCACACTCGATTTATCACACAGGCCACTGTGCTCTGAGGTATCCAGGCCAGCGCCTCTGGGAGCAATCCTTCGATCCGCCCGAAGTAGTGCCTTCGATACCCGAAGGCATTATGAACCTCCCGCGTGGCGTTGAGCCTGCGCTCGACTTCGGTATGCCATCGACGGATGCCGGGATGGGCGGAGAACCATCGGCGTTGATAGGCGTCCGCGATGTGGGTTGATATGCCGCACACAATCGCCATCGTCCGGCTCGACCCGCCATAGTTCGTCCCATGGATGAAGCTCTTCGCAAGCTCGCGGTCGCAGCCGAGGACCTTCGCATTCTCCGCATGGATGTCTGCGCCCTCGCGGAGGACGGCCTTGAGCTCGGAGTCGTCCGCCTCCCACACCACAACATGAAGGTCGGCCCGGTCGAGGTCGAGGTTGAAGAAGGTATAGCCAGGGTCGGGCACGAACATGGACTTGATGTTCGGGATGCTTTCCCCTCGGCGCTCCGCCTTGACACTGGCCTTCGTATTCTCGTCGGGAATGGTCTGGAGATTGAGGCCCGAGCCGAAGGCGTCTTGGCTCGATGAAAGGCGGAATGTCTCCGTCCCGCAGATGTTGAGAGAGCAACGCATCCTCCCATCCTCCCCAAGCCTAGCCTCCGCGAAGGAGGTCTTGAGGACGCTGAGCGAGCGGCGATGGAGAATCTTATCCACGAGCGGGCGGAGCAAGGGCTCCCTCTTCGCCACGACTTGAAGGGCCTCGTCATCACAAGAGACATGCGAAGGCTGGCCCTTCTTCGCCCGAGACATCACAGGCTTCTGGGCGAGGTCGCCATAGAACAGACCGGCCATCTGCGGGCTGGAGCGGACATTGAGGGGGTGGCCCAGAACATCGGCTATGAACTTGTCACAGCCCTCGATGGCGAGGCCCAGCTCGGCTGTGATCTGCGCCCGACGCTCGAGATCGACCCGGACGCCGAGCTGCATGGCCCGCAACGCGGCCCAAAACAGCCTCATCTGGAAGGCAGCTTGGTCCTCTAGGCCGAGGGAGCTAAGGACGGACACCAAGGGCCTCGGCTATTTCAAAGGTGCGGACGGCGTCCTCACAGTTATACTTCCAAAACTGGTCCTCGCCATACTCTGGCTTCCAGAGCTTGCCGTCCTCTTTCCAATAGACATGATGGGCACAGTACATCGAGGACTGGAAGTCGAGGGCTTTGGGGAGGCCTGGGAAGGCGGTATGATGCGCGATCATCGTGTCGAATGTCACCCTCGGGATGAAGTGCCAGTGCCGCCAGGTATATTGACAGTCGTAGAGGAGGTTCTGGCCGAGGACGCGGGTGTTGGGATGAGTAAGGACTCGATACAATTCCGCAAGGATAAGAGCTTCTTCCTCTTCGGGCCAGTAACCATCAGGCTGTTCAACACACATGAAGGGCAAACACAGTGCGTTGTTACGGTCCCATGCCAGACCACCACAGGCAATATGACCAGCCCGTGTCTCCAAGTCGAAGCTGAGAAGCGTAGGTCCTCGCTCACATCGTTCATAGAGTGCTCCTAATGTACCGAGGGCTTGGGCGAGCCCAGGCCGGATGATGAAGGTCCAGTCAGGAACTCTGTAAGTTGGCGTCGTAGACTCCCGCTTGGCCCGTCGAAGATCGTTAAGCGCCACCGCCCGCCAGTCCCACTGCCGGAGGATAGCTGCTGGATGATACGTCGGTATAACTTTAACAGGCGGATTCGGGATCGCGTCCGTAAGGTCCGCTGCATTCTGGACAAGCTGTGAGCCCCTCCACTTCGTAATACCCCAACGGCCCGTAAGCGTCCAGAGCGGCGTGTTCCCCAACGCAAGGATGAGGGTAGGTTTGACAAGGCTGAGCTCCCGTAAGAGTGAATGATAGCCCGCGAGGAGGATAGGCTTGACCATCCTGTCCCGGAGGCGAATGCAGTCGGGGGTGATCTCCCGCTTGGTCAGCGGTATCCACGCCCTGATGTCGTTGCCCGCGGGCTGGGCATTCACTACGTTCGAAGTGTAGCAGTCGGATCGCATGATGCCCACTTCATGCAACATTCTGTCCAACTCCATCCCACTCATCCCAACAAAAGGCTTGCCCGCCCGCGCTTCGTCCGCGCCCCAAGCCTCCCCTACGATAAAGATCTTGGCGTTCGGGTTGCCGCTCCCGAGAGGGAGGGTCATTGCTTCACAATGACCTTGCCTGGAGCCCACTCCCCACACCAAAAGGTTATCGTGATCGCGGGGAAGAACGCCATTGTTGCCATCCCTCCGCGAGGGTTGTTCACAGCGATGCCGGTAGGGGGATAGCGACGGCACACGGTCTGCCGATTGAGCTCGCGGTCGGGCTCGGTCTGGAAGAAGAACTTACAATTCTCACAGCGCTCGCCTTCGGGGTTGGTGGTGGCGCTCATGAATGAAGCTCCTCATATTCTCGGACGATTCTGGAGACAGATGTTACATCTATCCCTACTTTGTCAGCAATATAGGCTGTTTTCTCCCCAGCATACCACAGCTGCATTACCCTGTGCCTTTGTGCGGGGGAGATTAGGCTTAGGCGGTGTTTCTTTTCTTGGAGATCCTCGCTCATTTAAGCTCCTTGAGCCATGGAAGTTGAACAACAATCCTCGCCCCCCATCTCCCCCACGACACCGCGAAGGTATGCCAGTGGCGGTAGCGAAGACGGAGATAGAGGATGTCGGGACGCCAGGACCACAGCCCGTCGCTCCAGATCGTCTCGATGGAGACTGTGATGGGGGGGGTCATGTGATCTCCTTCTTTTTCAGTTCTTGGAGCCTATACAGTAAGGACATCGCTCTGTTTGGCCCGCCACTGTCGGTTATATCTTGACAGTCCTCAAGGTATTCCTCGATATCCTCCAGTAACTCAATGAAGTCCGCAGTCACTTCAGCCCCTTGAGCCTCTCCGCCGCGATACCGGCATAGACTGGGTCGAGCTCGATAGCGGTGGCTCGTACCAAGAGAGCATGAGCTGCGGGGAAGATGGTTCCAGTGCCCGCGAACGGATCAAGTACTGCATCCCCTGGCCGGACAGAACGCTTGAGCAGATTCTCAAAGAGCGCAACAGGCTTCTGGGCGCCGTGAGCGAGATTTTCATCTCCCCTCGTCTCAATAACGTCCGAGTAGATGCGGGTGACTTTCTTCCAACCCTTGATCGCATACAGCACCATTTCCCATTTCCGCTGCGGCCCGTTCTCCGGAAGGGGAACGCGGGAGCCATCGAGCTTGTAGTTGATGAGGGGGGTCCTGTGGACATACCACCCGAAGGACTCCATGAGGTTGCTCAGGAAGTGAAACTTGTCAATATCACAGCAGACATAGGCGTGGGCTTGCTCTTTGGCGACGCGCCAAGACTGGCGGGCGAACTCCAGCATCAGGGTCTCCCACGCCTCCCCGCCCACATCATCGTAGCCATGCGTCTGCGAGACAAGCCGCCCGCCCGCATCACCAAAATCCTGTGCGTCGATCCCATAGGGCGGATCTGTGAGAATGACATCGAAGCTCGCGGGCGCCATCCCTGCCATGAGGGCGATGCAGTCACCCTGAAGGAGGGTATGGTCCTTTGCCGAAAACGATGCGCCCACAACCCGCGCCATTTCAGCATAGCGCGCAGCATCCGCCTTCCGTCTGAGAATGCCAATGGCCTCGTCCACATGCTTTGCCTTCGCAACATCAGGGTCACTGAGGTGCGGCGCCACAAGGAGTCGGATGGCATACTGAGCATCTCCGGAGGAGTCCTTCATGCCCCCACGCTTGGGCGTGAGGTAGTCATCTGCGAGGTCGGAGGTCGAGGGCGCGGGCCGTCCCTCCGCCTTGGCGAGATCGTTCTCAACTTGGGTTATCTCTGCGATTGCCGCGGTCTCCTCTTGCCAGGAGAGGTTGTCTCGACGGAGATTCTCCTCTAGCTCGGCTCTGCGGGCAGGGAGGGGCTGGAGCTCCGTGTCGAGGGTCGCGGGGATGGTGCCGGGCGCAATCGGGCGCCCCTCATAGCGGACGGTCTCGCCAAACTCATTCATATCTTTCACGGCCCGGAGCCTTCGCTCCCCGCTCACGAGCACCCACCAGTCATCTTTCGCCAGAAGCGCCTTCGTGCCTTCTTCCCCGTTAGGGCTCAAGGCTAAAACTGCTTCCGTTCCGTTGGGCCTTCTGACAACGACTGGATTTTGCAAGCCGACCTTCCCGATGCTGGACTGGAGCCCCTGGAGCCTTTCTGGATCAAACTCTCTGCGCTGCCGGTTCGACAGGATGATGATCTTCGCTATCTCGATGATTTGCATTGTGTCCGATCTAAAAAGGCCCCCCACGGCCCGAAGGGGAGGATAACGAGCTGTGGGAGCGGAAACCGTCTGCGGATGGGAAGAGGAAAGACCCTCCGTACTCAGACGGGATGTCTCAATTGTTGAGCCTCCCAAGACTTTCTCGCACAACAAGCTTCGAAGAAGTCTGGTCCCCGATACAACTGAAGGCGTCGTGACCCACCTTCGCGGGCAATCCAAGACTTGCTGCTTCTACGATAGAACACCCCATTGATACCTGAGGTATTTACGCGAGTTAGGGTACCCTTGTTCTTCTGTTGTGCGGCCCAAGTGGCCCACACACAGTTCTCTGGGAAATATCCCTTATCGTTGTCTTTGCGCTCTAGCGTAAGTCCAGCCGGTTTTTCTCCCATATCAGCCAAGAAGTTCTCGAACTTCCACCAGCGCTGGACTACTGTTAATCCTCTTCCACCATATCTGTGGTAGGCGTGGTAAAGAGGATCATAGCACCGGTTAATCATTCCCTTCCAGGACCAATATGTCTTGGATGCCATTTGACTATACCGGAGCAGCGACCTGCGTCACATCGGCCTGGAGTTCGCCCGTCTTCTTGTTTGGGCTGTGGCCGACTCGGTACTTCACGCGGACGCCCGCGAGGGAGGTCTTGCTCCAAGGCTTGATCTGCTTGCCGGTCTTGTCCTGGTGGCCCGTTGCGGTGAGCAAGTAGCCAAGCTGGCGGTTCTTCCCGGGCGCGAGGTCGAGACTCTTCCCGTCGGGCGCCATGTCGAGGAAGCCTGTCCAACGACAGCGGGCGGGCGCCGTGCCGCCCTCGCCTACGGCGGAAGGATTGTCGGTGTACAGCGCGACCTCCATCACGGTGTAGGTGACGGGCTGGCCGCTGTCCTTGTCGGTCGAGTCGAAGGACCGGATGACGATATCCTTGTCCCCGCTGCCGATATAGCCATCCCAGTCGCCCGCTTTGTGCAAGGGGAAACGGGTGTCGAACGAGGCTTGCTGAGGGCTGTTGAGAAACTCCTGCGGGTCGAATGCTGACATACGGTTACTCCTGTGGTTAAGGTTAGGTTTGCCGGGTTGCGGACTCGGTCGCCGTGTTACTCGATTATGCCGCCTCTCGACTTCCAGCGTTCGACGATCGGGCCGAAGGACGGAGGCATACCGTCCTCGATCGGGAGGTTGCGGGTCTTGAGCACAACCCCACTCGCGGCGGTGCTCCAGGTGAACTTCTTTCCCTCTCTGTTCGCAAGGATGACATCGGAGAAGATCTGGGGGAGCTTGGGGGACAGGGCCTTGCCCAAGCTCTGGAGCATGATCTTGGTGCCGCCGCCGACCTCATCCAGTATCCTGTCGAGGTGGGCTATGACGATGACCCAGCACCGGGTCACGGTAACGAGCTGCCTGAGCAAGTTCTCGATATTGTTCTGTGTGACCATGTATTCGGGCTGGCTCATGACGGGCTTCCCGCCCACGGTGAGCTCGATGCCTGCCCGGACGAGCTCGGAGAGGTGGTCTATGACGATGGCGCGGCCCGTCCCCCATGTGTCCACCGCGCCGAGTTCCTCGCCCGTCCGATCATCCTTGAACTTCGACAGCGCGGACAGGATATCGACGAAGCGGGTGTACTTCCCCCGGTTCGGATCGGGGAGCTGGCTTAGCGAGGCGTAGGTTAGGGTGTTGATCCGCTGGGCGTCCTCCGTGAGTTTGGCCCAGTCTCCCGCGGGCCGGGGGATATAGCGCCAGCCAAGCTTCGCGGGCGGAACATCTCCGAGGACTTCGTAGCCCGGTTCGAGGGCGATAACATAGGGCTTGATGCCTGCGTCGCACAGCGTTCGGATGGCGTGGGTCTTGCCATTGCCGCCCTCGCCCATGAGCAAGATCTTCGGGCCGACTAGCGGGCTCTTCGCGGGCGCTAGGACGGCGCTCAAAAGGGAATCTCCTCTTCAGCAGGTGGGGGCGCCACCTTGTGTTCGAGGCACAGAAGCGCATCCACTGTGTTTTGTACTCGTTGGTACTCGCTTTGTGCTACCGCAAGGACCTTCTCCTGTTTCTTTCGGAGGGCCTTGACAGTTCTGTTGACGAGGGCCTCGTAGCTTGGCTCTTTCACTTCGAGCTCTCTGGTTTCGAGGAGGGTATAGCCGTACTCCTCCATGTCACAGTAGTGCGCCGAATACGAGAAGGTTTTCTCGTACTCGTTGTACTGGGCGTGGATGAAGACCTTTATTTTCATGTCAGCTTGTCCAGTCTCGCCTTGATCCCCGCGAGGCATTGTTGCATGGTCTGCATGATCGCCTCGATTTCGTACTTGAGCTCCTCGATCTGTTCGGTAACGGTCGGTTCAGGCTGCTTGTCTTTCGAGCGTGTCGCGCTCATGGATTTCCCTTTCATAATGAGCCAGATGCAGAGCGTATTCCCGCTCTACTAGAGCGGCTGGCATCCGCTCGAGTTCGTCGTGCCACCACAGGATCAGCGATCCTGGGACCTCTCCCCTCGCGGGGGGATGGCGGGCACAGGCCCCATAGAACTTGATCACTGCTCGGTTCGGGAAGTACTTCGCCGCCCATACAGCCTCGCAGGCTTCACAGAAATAGGCGAAGCCATCACCGGATTCCGCCGTCTTGACCCGCGCATAGCGCGTCCCCTCGATCCACCATTCGAGATCGAAGGAAGAGTTCGAGAGGTCGAAGTTCAAGGCTTGTCTCGCTCGGTGAGCATGGCGTCGGCGTATTCATATGCCTTCCCCACACGAGTTGAAACTGTCTCGGCGTGCGCATGATCTCGGAAACAAGCGATGACTCCCTGTAACGCTGCGGCTGCGAAGTAATCGCGCAGGGACATGCCGCCTATCATCACAGTCCGATCACCATAGGGTCCTGAGACAAACGCAACCCCTGGAAATGCTGGCCCTCCGTCTTTCATGGTTTGCTCGGTGTCGGGTCGAGGATCTCGTAAGCCCGCCCGACCACAATGGCGCCGAACGCCAGCCCGATCAGCCTCTTCAGCTTGACAATCTCATCCGCCGTGAGGTCGGGCTCTTCGCTCGACATGACCTTGAGGGCGAGCTGGTAGCGTTTGAAGCGCTCCTCGCCGTCGGGACTGTCCCCGTTGAGGTTGAGCGCTTGGAGGGCCTCGGTGCAGGCTTTGCGGAGGGTGAAGTCACGCTCCGGGCGGAGAACCTTGCCGTCGGTGTCTCGGATGGCGGCATCCCGCAAGGGGATACCCTCGATATCATGTAGAGTAGAGGTAATGGGGACTTTCACGCAATGCGCTCCAGACGGTCGCATTGGTCCGAGAGCTTGTCCAGCATCTCGCCGAGCGTTGCGAGGCGTCGGTGCGCACCATTGAAGGACTGATCGATGGGCTGCGCGTCTTTGCCTTGATTCGAAGCGGCCTCGGGCGTGGGTTCCGTCCGGTTCAGGAACGAGTCGATCCTCGTTATGCAAGTGAAGAGGTGCGCAGTCCTTTCGTCAATCGTCCGCGAGAGGGCTTGCATCCTTGTTTCTTGAGATTGCGCGCCCGCGGCTCCTACGGTTGATCCACTAAACTGCTGTGCCATCTTAATTCTCCTGTGTGAGTGGTGTTTCGGTCCGCGCTAGCGGGTCCCACCGCCTGCGCTCAAATCCCATCGCGAGCCATTGGGGTTGGTCTTCTGGCTTCGCCATACACACCGTCCGGAACTGGCATCCTCCGTAGGCCGTGCATGCATCGTCGAGATTGAAGTCCCACACTCCGCTCCTCCACTGGGCTATGAGCCTCTCGAGGTCGCGGACGGTCTGGGTGAGCCAGCGGTCAATCATCCACTGGGGTCGATAGGTTGTGTGCTGGAGGGTGTCGTACTTTGTCTTCAAAATCGACACCCCGCGAACCAAGACTCCGGTGACCTTGATACCTTGGCGGGCCGCACCCCAGCAGTACGCCGTGAACTGAGAGCGAAGGTCCCACTGGGTACTCCAGTACGAGCCAAGGCTCGTCGATGTCTTGTCATCATGGACCCACACTCCGTTTGCGAACGCCATGATCGCGTCCGCCCGCCAGGAGTAGATCAAGGGCTCTCCCGAGGTCGGGTGCATGATCGGAAGGGCTTCCGCGCCACTGAACTCGATCGCCCGCCTCCCGTTCGCCATGACAATGGGCTCCGTCCCATCCACCCCGAGAGGGTAGCGGTCGAAATGGAACTCTAGGGCGCCGAGCATCCGGTCGAGGGTCTTGGCAGAGCCTTCGGGCGCGACGTAGTCACCATATTCCTCCATCAACGCGGCGGAGCCGTGGGCTATGCTGTCGGGGGCGCTGAACCCGCCCTCGTAGAAGGAACGGCGGGCACGTTCGAGGCCGGAGGCGTAGGCCCGACCGGCATGGAGATGGACCGAGATGCCTGTCGGCTTGAAATGCTCGAAGGACGAGAGGTTGGCCTTCTGGCCGCAGGCGCGAGCCGCTGCCAATAAAGTTGAATCCACAACCTTGGGGAAGTCGGTCATGGGTGGAAGGTGTCCTTGTCTTCGAGAGGATAGAATATCTTGCGGGCGTCCGCGATGACTGAGGTGATTGCCGAGGAAAGTCTCGAGGAGGGCCAGACCTCTTGTAGCTGGTCGCGCAGTTCTGTCCATTCTTTCAGCTTCATTGTGATTTTCATGGTGGCCTCGATCTCGTCAGGCGCCTCCATAAGGAATCTGGCTCTCATGACAGCGTCACCCACAGCAAGAACCAAATCGCGAGGACGATCAAGGGGACAGGGTCACTCATTGAAGAAGCGCTGATGTCGCGCGGCGTTCTCATTGCCAGCTTTTCGCCCATCTCTACGAATAAAGCCCCGCCTACGGGCATCTCGGATGGATCTCGCCCGAATACGAACCCAAGCTCGGCCCCACGCCTTCTTTAGCCCTCCCTGGACCTTGAAGAACGTCCACTCCTTCACGAAGATTCCAGTATCTAGAATGAGGACCGCAAATGAGCTCACAGCCCGCCCTCCAAATCCGCCAGCAGCGCATCCCCGTCCACCACCACAGCCTTGGCCTTGCGGGCCTTGGAGTTCGCGGAGGTCTGAGCGGCGGCGATGCGGCCCTCCCGCATCAGGGCGACCGCCCGACGCATGAGGGCGAGACGCTCGGGCTGATGCGCCTCGTCGTTTGGGACGAGCGGTAGGGCCGCCCGAATGGAATCAATCTCGGCCTTGGTTTCAGGACTGTACAAGGGGCTTGCCCTCCATGTCAGTGTAAGGGTTTGGGTGGATGAGCTTCTTACCGTCCAGCACATCGAAGTACAGCCCCAGCGCCGCGCTCACGATGGTCGTGAGCCCCTTTGGGGGGATCTTGCCATGCAGCGTGGAGTACGCCTGGACCTTGAGGCGGTCGTGCAAGCCCTGGGGTATCCAACATCCAAGGTGGACCGACGGTTCGACGTTACGAGGATGGGGCATTGAACTCCTTTGTATTTCGCATCCACCAGACAATGGCCTCCAGCTGATCCGCGTCGAACTCGCTGTCGAGCGTAATCCGATCAGGATACTTTGGGTCCCAAGCCATGTAGTGTCCGAGGTTGTGGAGCCCGCCATCGTCTTCTATACATCCGTCTAGCTGCTTCAGTGCCTCAGTTCTGTCCATTGAAGGCTTCCTTCAAGGAAGGGGCAAGGACAATCTCCTTCGGGCGCCACGCACAGGTCTCCCAAGAGGCGGGCTCGTCGCCGTCGTAGAGGGGGATGAGGTGATTGCGAATTGGCGCAACAGGATAGCCGTTGTGTGGCGGCAAGTCCAAGTGGAATCTCACCTCGCCCCTTATCACTTCTATCCTCGTTATGCAGCCCACTTGGCCAATTAAATCCTCTTCTCCGGACAGAATTTTTCCTTCGCCGCGAACGATCCTGCATTTCGTGCCTACGCTAAGACTGCCCATCAAACGCCTCCTTCAATTTCATCTTGCATTCCTTGGCCAGCCCGTCGATGATGTCTAGGCCCGCCGGGAGGTAGAGGATGACCCGCAGGCCGCTCAGCCGCACTGCGGTGTCGAGCACGGCCCGACGAATACCAACGCCCCTCGTCGCCCCGACATGGACAACGTGCTCGCCTTCGCTCGCCAGCCCATCATCGAGCACGATCCGCATGGCGACGGTGAAGTGGAGCTCGGTTGAGGGCTCCGCCCGGTAGCGCTCCTCGGAGTTGTGGAGGTACCACGGGTCGGTGACGTATTCGACCTCGTGGCCAAGCAGTGGGTCGGCGGGCGATCGGACAAGCTTGCGGGCCCCGATGACGGTGGCGTGGCGGTAGGAGATGAAGAAGCCGAGGATGGTGTCCACCCCAGGCAATACAGAGTCGTAGCCGCTGTCCTGTCTAATCGAGGCGGCCCGATGGACCAGTGTGATATTACTCCACGGCGTCCAATTCGAGGGGTCCTTGTATAGGCTGTCCAGTTTTTGGATTCCGGCGGGGGCGTCCCGACGCTTCGCCTTGAGCGGGATGGCGCTACGCTTCGCGTCAAGGGCGCGAGCGAGCTCGGCATCGAGTTCGTCCATCTCAATGGCGCGGAGATCCTCCGCTGTGGGGTCGGGCATTTCGTTTAGGCTTTGCATGAATCCTCCGAGTGAGGCGGATCGACCTCCGTCAACCCGCATACGTCTATGATATCATATCCATTGACGATTACAACAAAGTTATGGAAATAACGGTGTTCGTGCGGGCCAGACTTGCGACAGTGCTAAAGCGCACCGTCTCACTTAAAGGAACAGGGCCCGTAGGCCCTGTATCCCGCACCCGCTGCCGTCATGCAACAGCGTCGGGCACTTCCCGAGGAGGGATCGGGCTATCCGTTACGCCAGCTCTCCGAGGATTGCTTCCGCATCCACGCCCGCCGCGCTCTTGGCGGCCGCGGACTCGAGCTCCCGGATCTTCGGGCCGACCCGATCCGAGGATCGGAACGAAGCGTAGAGCGCCTGCCTCGTGAGCTTCTGCCCGCGCTTCTCCGCCTCGGCGATTTTGCCATCGACCCAGGCTTTGATCTGCTCGGGCGTCTTGCCGAAGACCGCACACAGCGCCCGGACGACCACACCGGCTCCGCCGAACCCGCCACCCTCGCGGGACGCTTTCCAGTTCCCTTTCGCAAGGTTGTCCAGCGTGTCCTGCACCGCGAGGACCATATCCTCGACATTCTTCTCGCCCGCCGCGCTGTCGCCTGCCTTCTGGGACACTCCGTGGCCCGCGGCCTGGAGTACCAGGGCGTCGGGCAGCTCGAACGAGATGCTCTGCCCGTTGACGAAGTCGAACAGGACGGTGACCTTCCCCCCGTCCGTCTTGTAGGACTTCTGCATCTTGCGCTCGCCCGCGAAGCCTACGCTGCGCCCGTCGTTCATCGTGACTTGGTTTACTTCGGCCATCTTGATTCTCCTGTGTTAGCTGACCTTTATAGGGCCGTCAGCTATGTTGCCCGCCGCCCGGATGGGCGAGATTGGAATTATACACGCCCGCGCGGTGGGCGCAATGAAGTTTGATGAGGGGTCATGCGCGGTCCTTGAGAGCGGCGTCGATGGCAGCGTCAACCGCTTTCCCTAGGTCTGATTCCTCGTTGGGCCAAAGCGCGTCGAATCTCCCATATTTGCAGCCGTTATATCCTTTCGGATACCACTGAATGAGATTTTCATCGATCCATCTATACCTCGCTGCGTCCTTCTCCAGCTCCGCGACGCGGGCCTGCAGCTGGTCGCTCGACGGCTGGCGATCCTTCAGCGCATCTTCGTAGCCTTCAAAATATGCGGCCTTGAGCGCATCAGTAGGCTGGCGGCGCAGGGCGGCGATGATTTGCTGCCATTCAGTACCGTGAAAGACTAGCGCCCAAGGAAAGTTTCCTTCAAGATCACCAACTTTCTTCTCGATCTCGTCCGCAAGCTTATCGTCGGTCATGGGTGCTCCGGTGGGGGTGGCAAGGCATAGCTGCTGCCGTTTTTGGCTCTCGTAACTGTGGACTTGTCTACGCCTAATTTCTTTGCGAGAGTGCTATTGCTTTCCTTGCTGGCGCGGATCATGACGACTTGCGCGGTTGTGAGTTTTGCAAAGACATTTTCAGTTCCGCGTGCGGTGTATTTCTTTCCTGGATATTTGCTCCAGTCTGCCGGAGGTGTTTCTTTTCGATGGCAATAGACACAGAGCCATTCAACCTCAAGAGGTTTGCTGTAATCCGCATGATGACCGTGTATCTGATTCCTGCCGTCCTTCGCTTTCGGAGGAACTTTACCGCAGCGTGAGCATCGCAATGGGCGATGCAACAATCCCTTCCTGACGGCTTTCTGCACCGCATTTTTAGCGCGCGTCGCTAGTAGAGTTTTCATTTGGGCGGTTCAGGCAAGGGCATCCAGTGGGTAACTGGTAGGTCGCTTTCGGAGCCGTCCATGTAGACCCACTTCCCACAATACCAGCACCGCTTGTCAAGTTCGGCTACAACATCACCCTCAAGCAACGTCAAGAACGTGCCATCCTTCTCCGGCAACCTCTCACTCGCCGGAATCCACCCCTGCCCGAGCTTCTGTTCCCCCGGCTGCTCCTCCGCCACCCTAGCGGGGGCGTGCTGGAGGGCGCGGAGAGATTCAACAATCTTCGGAACAATAGTTGCTGCGTCCAGTTTTATATCAGTCTCGCCATGATCCAGCGCGAGCTTAGCTTGAAATTCGAGCATTCCTGCGATCTCAAGAACATTCTCCAGCGCCTCCTCGCGCACGGATTCGAGGGAGAGGGCGCTCAGTTCACGCTCAATTTTGCAAGCGTGTTCAAGGAGTGTGTTGTACGTTTCTACTGTGACAAAAGCATCATGGTCGCCCTCAGTTGAGGGATTAGAGAACGCGTCAGTTCTCGGCGTCAGCCTCCCCATCTCCGCCTCCTTTCTCGTCAGTGCGTCATCGGCCATCTTGGTCCTCCTTCACCTTCGCCACGGCGCGCATGATCGCGAGGCGGAGTTCGGCGCCGTTGTGGCAGCCAGCATAGAACGTCTCTCCCTCGTTTGGCATGAACTTAAAATTGCCGCGCGACGTATGGACCATGACGCATCCCCTCTCCGCCAGCCAGCACAGCAACTCGAAGGCTTGGGCGGGGTCGGAGGCGGGGTCATATTTGTAGGCTGATCCGTTGGCGTTATAGTGATAGCAGCAGGTTCCGACCACTGAATCAATCTTGTAGCCGATCGCCTCCGCACACTTCCTCGTCAGCTCCAGAACGTCATCGGCCATCGGGGCGGGCTTTCGGAGTGGAGTAGCGGATGCTGACCGGGCCGTCTTGTGCATACTGGACGGCATAGTGGCAAACATCGCGTTCGATGGCTTTCCTGCTCGGGCCTTCAACGCAAGCGATCATGATGCCGCCCTGCCAAATCTCTGCCCGCTCACGCTGCAGCGTGCTCCGGCTCTTGCGAGGAGAGGTCATCTTGGCTCCTTCGCGTCGGGCGGGATGTTGAGTTGTGTGGCAAGTTTGGCGCATTCGTTCTGGACGTAGCGTAAGCTCTTGTAGCTGCTATTCGGGTCAATCGTCCATGGATAGCCTTCGCTTGAGCGCCTTACATCATCTGGAGAGTGGTCCCAGGAGTGCGCGCAGTCGAAGCCGAACCACCAGACATGATCCGGTTCACCATCGCCAGGAACGTGGCAAATACCAGTCGCCTCCGTTTCGGCTGGGTCACACTTATTTGCGAAGGTCAGTCCTCCGTGGACTTCAATATCCAGATCACTATAGCCCTTGCCGAAGTGCTGATGGCCTTCCGCAATCCCGACATAACCGCACCAGTTTCCTCGGCAGGAGTTGCGAACTGCTAAACAGGGTAGACCAGTAGCCTCGTCTGGCCATTGCACTTTGTCAGGCTCGCCATCCCACGGACCCTTCGGCCAGCCCAAAGCGTCACGATCAATCGTCATATACTGTTTCGTTCTCATCTCATCTCCTCCTGTGCGCCGAGATCAATCAAGTTTCGTCGGCCCGTCGCCCGCCCGTTCAAGCTCCGCGAGCAGCCCCGCCCCTCTATCCACGGCGGGTTCCGCCAGGACGGCGAGGTTCTCTGCGAGCACAGCCGCAAGCGAAGTCTGCGACTTGGGCTGGAACCGCACAGTGGCGATCCCTTCGATCGAAATGCTTGTGTTCGACGCGACGCGATAGAGCGCCCTGAGCAACCGCCCGTCCGCGCTGTCGGGCACCTTCCCCCCCGCCACGAGCATGGACGCTAGAGCGTCCAAGTCTTCGAGATTGAACTTGCGGGCCTCGACTTCGGATCGGAGGCGTGCCCAGAAGTGGTACATCCCGGCGCGCAGCGCGAACGCCCTCCTCGGCCCGGGCCCGCCGCAGTCCACGGTCCTCGAAGGGACGGTGAGGAGCTCCTCCGTGAAAGCGAAGAACTCCCGAGGGTGGGCGTCGAGGGTGCGCGGGCGGGGCATCAGCTCTCCACACAGCGGTCACATACCCCGCCGAGGTCTATCCAAGCGGCATAGCTCATCTTCCCTATTGCTCCGCTGCACCGCTCGCAGAGCCTATCCTTCATTTCGAGGGCCTTTGCGCAAGCTTCCTTGCCGCTTGCATATATACCTCGGAGCTGTCGCTCGCCATAATCGCCAGTTATGTAGCGGTCAAGGCTATTTCGTTCGCGTTGGTCCATTTTGCCTCCTAATATACACAAACGACCTGCCACAGCGGCCACCCGCCGCTGGAGTAGATCGACCGATTGAACACAGCGCTTGCGCGCCGGCCCGCCAGCCTATCACACTGTCCGAGGGTCCACGGTCGGGCGGACTGGAGGCTAGCCTCCACACCCTTGGCGTCCCGCATTCCGAGCGCTAGGCCAATGACTGCGCCGAGCAGGACAGCGGCGAGCTTGCGTTCCCAGAGGGCAGGGGAATTCATGGAAGATACGCTTCGCAACAGCGATCATACTGCGCTGTAGTCCCCATTCGGGCTGCAAGCCTATCCGCCTCTGCCTGTGTCGATGTCATGTCGTCCTCGCTGCGAAATATCCCAATGTCAGCGATGACAACGCCCTCAAGCACGATTTCGTAGAAGTCTGTGTGCCCGAGATGTTCCATGTCCGTATTGTATAACGGGCGGCCGGGCCGCGTCAACAAAGTTATATGTCCCGCCGCGCACAACTTAGACCTCTATTCTGACCGAGTATCCCCTTGCGAGGCGATCAAGTTCGTGGTCTATGTCGTCTGGTAGAATATAGCCAGGCGATTCTGCCAGTAAGTATTGTTTTCCAAATGATGGTTTGTCCTTTGGACCCACTAAGTTCGGCGTCGCAATCTTGAGCCGATAACCTATGAAGTCCCCCGAGTACGGCCGTTTCGCCTCACACAAGCGATATATGCACGTTGCTATCTAACACCTCCTAGCTACAATATAGCATTGTTGTAACAATTGTGCAACCGAGTTATGTGTCCTAGGCTGTACAACTTAGCGCCCGTCAGGGGCTATCGCGCCGCAACAATGTCGGGCGTGTGTCCCCTATTTTGGCGGATTCCCCCCAGAGTCCTCCCTGAGCTGTCCCTGACGTATCACAAAATCGAAACCCCGGGCGTTCCCCCTATCCCCATTTCGGAAGTTTCTTTCCGCTTGGTCAAGGGGAGCAACGGGGGAACTGTTTATCTCTTTATACTTAAAAAAAATATATATAAAAGGAAAGAGAAAGAGTTATCCACAGGCACACCATGGGTCCCCTTGCCTCCCGGAAGCAAACTTCCGTTTTGGGAAATAGGGAACGCCCCCCCGTTTCGTTTTGGCATACGTCAGGGACACCTCTAGGACGATTCTGGGGGGAATATGGGGGAATCGGGGAATTCGCCGTCCCGGCGATGGGTTGATATCCGTGCGGCCCGATGCATCCGTTACGCATTCCTACGCGTTCGTGGCGCGTTTGGGACGAAGCTACGGGGCCGGTCTGATTGATAGCCCCGGCCCCGCATGGTGCAGCTACTTCCCCTCCAACTCTTGGAGCATCCCGCCCGCGTCGATGTCCACAGTCTTGCCTTCCTCCTGCCTGATGCGGTCGATTTCCTTCGCTACCCTCTTGACGGCCATGAGCCCGGCCCGCACGTCGGTCTCGGATACTTTCCTCTTGAGCCGTTCCGATTCCGACAGAGCCTTCTGCATGATGTACGTCGCGAACGATGTTTTGTCCGACCAGGCGTTGGGATAGATCGCCTTCATAGCCCGATACAGCAGCCCGCCCTGGTTCCCGGTCCCGCCCGTTGCCACCGCATTCCACGGCCCGCCCGACATGAGGCGCTCGGCGCATTCCTTCATCGCGGCGAACTTCTCTTCCGGCGTGGCGCTAGCCCCTGTCTCAGGGTCTCGCCCGATGGCGGCGCGGTCTGACACCTTCTGCCGTAGCCCGTGTACTACAGCCTCCTTCCCGTTCTGGCTGAGGTTGAAGAACGCTTCGCCACAGATTTGCATGACATCGAGGTTGAAGGATTGTTCGCCCACAGAGAATGCCATCGTATGATGCCCATTGAATATGCACCCAACTATGCCGTTCGTCTTACGTTTCGATTGCATGATTTCACTCCTATGAATGACGCTAGCCCGCCTACGGCGTTAGCCGTATCCGAGCGTTGCGTCCAATTGTTAAAGAACGTCATCATGGCGATATGTTCCCGCCATGTCCTAGTATATGCAAGCTTCATACCCGATGCAACCCATTGATTCCATGCTCTCGCCTCGGGCGATGTGACGCAATTTGCGTCAGTATGTGACGCGCTGCGTCATGTCAGCGATATGCCCAAATGTGGTGCACTCCAATGTCGCTCTGCACCATCGAAGGCATATGTGAGTACACACTAACCTCCAGGGCCCCGAAGTCGGGGCGGGGGTGCTCTCGGGCAGGGCGGGGTCGTGGATTGAGGGCTTTAGGCGGGGTCTCTATCCTTGCGCAAATCAGCGGAACGAACTCGTACCCGACTATGATATCATACCCATGCTCGGATATCGTCTTCTCGTCGCCAGAACAGCGCCAAGCCCGGAAGTTTCCTTCCGATTCGTCGCCCGCCGACCCATTGCATGCCGCACGGCGGCGCGCTATACTCTCCCCGTGCCCGACGCTCTCCTAGACGAGCTGGAGCGCCCGTTCCTCGAACGGGGGGACCCCCTGCCGCCAGCGCGAGCTGCACGCCCTCTAGCCCCGGGCCCCCGCAAGCTGAACTACACCCATGAGGACTGCATAGATGCCATTCTGGCGAATCCCGCAGTCACGCAGAACGAGCTTGCCGCCCGCTATGGTTATACGGCGAGCTGGATCAGCCTTATCATCAACTCGGATGCCTTTCAGGCGGCTTTGGCGAAGAGGCGGGACGAGGTCATTTCGCCCGAACTCCGCGCAACCGTGGAAGAGCGCTTCCGTGCACTGATTACGGAGTCGCAGAAGGTCCTCCATGAGAAGCTCCTCCAGCCAAACTGTCCACCCGCCCTCGCCCTAGGGGTACTGGGGACAGCATCGAAAGCGCTGGGATATGGCGCCCGGGACCAGAATGTCAACATCAACCAGAATACCTTTGTTGTGGCCCTCCCACCTGCCGCGGCGACCTCGGAGGACTGGGCTCGCGGGCGCACGATAGAGCATATCCCAGCGACCGTCAGGGCGCCGAGCCGCACGCTCCCCTCTGACGAGGTCTCTGATGCCGTTTAAGAGTGAGGCACAGCGAGGCTTCATGTTCGCCCGCCATCCCGACATCGCCAAGCGATGGGCTGCGGAGTACCCTTCGCAGGGCAAGCTCCCCGCTAGGGTCTCAAGCCCGCGGGCGAAGGTCGCCACCGCCCTCATGTACCGCCAGCCCAAGCCCTATGGATAACCCCGCTGACCCCTCTAGCTACATGGACCCCGGTCCGACCCAGCTCGCGGGCCCCGGAATGGAAGGAAACAATGCCATGATCGCCCGCCAAGCCGCCGCGCAAGCAGCTATCAAGCGCCTGCTCCTCCAACGTGCGATGCAACAAGGAGGTATGGGAGGGCCTATGGCCCCGCCGCCCCAGATGCTTGGAGCGCCACCCACCCGCCCGATGGCTCCCCCGATGATGCCTGGACAGCCTCCCTTTGGAGGGGTGCGCGGGTGAAACCGCCCGAAGTCATCTGGCAGCCGCAGCCCGGCCCCCAGACCGACTTCCTTGAGTGCCCGATCGCGGAGATATTCTTCGGCGGGGCTCGGGGCGGGGGGAAGACAGACTCCGTTCTGGGAAAGTGGCTCCAGCATTGTGACCGCTGGGGCGCCCGGGCGAAGGGTATCATCGTCCGGCGCAGGCTGAAGCAACTTGAGGATATGATCGCCCGGGCGAAGGTCCTTTTCATCCCCCTTGGTGGAGCGTACAATGACCAGAAGTCTACCTTCACCATGCCAAACGGAGCCGTCCTCCGTTTTCGCTACCTCGAGCGAGATTCCGACGCTGAGGAGTACATTGGTCACTCGTATACATTTCTCGGAGTCGAAGAAATCCCCAATTTTCCGTCGCCGGAGCCTATTAACAAACTCCGCGCTACCCTCCGGAGCGGTGAGGGAGTTATCCCGCAGATGGTGGCTACAGGGAACCCGGGCGGGCCAGGGCATAACTGGGTCAAAGCCCGCTATATCGACCCAGCCCCAAGGGGCTACAAGATACTGAAGGAGGCCTTCAAGAACCCCTTCGACGGCACCGTCATGGAAATCGAGAGAGTGTTCATCCCCTCTAGGCTCACGGACAACATGATCCTGATGAAGAGCGACCCGTTCTATGTCGCCCGCTTGCAGCAACAAGGTTCCGCTCAACTCGTTAAGGCATGGCTCGAAGGAGACTGGGATGTCGTCATTGGATCGTTCTTCGACTGTTTCGACCCACGCCGTCATGTCCTGCCAGTGTCAGTTCTGGAATCTATCCCCTACATCGCCCGCCGCTTTAGATCGTTTGATTGGGGCTCTGCGAAGCCGTTCTGCGTTGGTTGGTACGTCTTGTCTGATGGGTCGTGGGGACTGCCCCCTAACGCCCTCTTCAAGTATAGGGAATGGTACGGCGCCGCCAGCCCCAACGTCGGACTCAAGATGACCGCGGAGAGCGTCGCCGAAGGCATTGTCCTCCGGGAGGAGGGCGAGCACATCGGATATGGCGTGGCCGATCCCGCCCTCTTCATCGAGGATGGCGGGCCGAGCAAAGCGGCCCGAATGGCAGCCCGCCGAGTCGCCTTCATCAAGGCCGACAACCGCCGCCTCTCCGGGTGGGATCAACTCCGCCAACTCCTCCTCGGAGAGGACGGCGTCCCGCTGCTCTATTTCTGTGAGAATTGCGAGGACACGATCCGGACCCTCCCGACCCAGCAGCACGACGAGGGCGAGCCCGAGGATATCGACACCGAGGGTGAGGACCATGCCGCCGACGAGACACGCTATGCTGTGATGTCCCGCCCCTTGCTCAAGCGGGCCAACATCGATGAGTCTTCCCTCTACCCGAAGCTTCCAGGCCAGCTTACCTTCAACGAACTCCGAGATCGCGTTGGCGCCCGACGGCGGGCCGCTGAAGCAGAGAGGATCTGACATGCAATTAGCAGATGTATATGGTGGCGGGACCGCGATCACTCCGAGCGACACCGTCGATCAGCAGTACGCTGGAATCTATGTCGGTGGGGCTGGGAATGTCTCCGTTATAATGGAGTCGGGAGATACGGTGACCTTCACTGCGCCGCCAGTTGGCACGATCTTGCCCATTCGTGTGAAGCGCGTTCGGGCGACCGCCACGACTGCAACCCTCCTCATCGGACTCCAGTAACATGGCCGACCCCGACGCCCCGACAACCCGGCCCGCTGAGGTCAAGCGTTGGCTTGGGGATATCGACGCCGCCGTCAAGCGTGAGGACCCCTATCGTGTGGACGGCAAGCGCCTCTGGAAGATGTACGAAGGCGAGCTCAAGGACGAGACGCCGTTCAATATCCTCTTCTCGAATACGGAGATCTTGCTCCCCGCCCTCTATGGATCGAGGCCCCGCCCGGTCGTCCAGCGCCGTTTCAAAGACGCCGACCCTCTCGGCAAAGCTGCCAGCGCCGCCTCGGAGAGGATGCTCACTTTTCTAATGGACACGAACTCCGAAGAGTACGACGACTTCGACACCACGATGAAGGAGAACGTCCTCGACGCCTGCGTGCCCGGGCGCGGGCTGATGGAGTTCTGCTACGATGGCAAGACTGCGAAGGTCCCAGTCCCGGGCGGCGAGCCAACGGAGCAGCTCGTCTCGGAGTGTGTCTATCCTGAGACCTGTCTCTGGAACCGCTACGCCTTCGGCTACGCGAAGAAGTGGAAGGATGTGCCGTGGGTCGCTTTTGAGCTCTATTTCGATCGCAAGGCCGCTGACGACGAGTTCACGCCCGAGATCGCCGTGAAGCTCAAGTATGTCACCGAGGGCGACTTTGACAAGGACTCGAAGGATTCTGTGTCCCGCGAGGGCGCCCGCAAGGTCGCCCAGGTCTGGAAGATCTGGGACAAGACTTCGAGGAGGCTCCTCTTCGTCTCCCAAGGCTATGCAGACTACCTCAAGGAGTGTGACGACCCCTACAGCCTGACGGGCTTCTTCCCCATCCCGAAGCCCCTCCGCCTTATCGCCAAGAGCGCAAACCTCGCCGTCACCGCTCCTTATAACGAATATGAGAACCAGGCGAAGGAGCTAAACAGGCTCACGGTTCGGATAAACAAGCTGATCGACATGCTCAAGGTCCGTGGGGTGTACGATTCCTCTGTCTCAGGTATCGAAGAGGCTCTCAAGAAGGAGGATGGGGAGCTTGTGGCGTCGGGCGAGCCTTCGACGATGTCTCGGGAAGGCGGGCTGGACAAGCATATCTGGCTCATGCCAATTGAGAAGGCGGTGATGGTCGTCCAGCAGCTCTATGTTGCGCGCACAGCCTGCAAGCAGGTAATCTATGAGATCATGGGCCTCGCGGACATCATGCGAGGTTCGACCCAGGCGTCGGAGACGCTGGGCGCCCAACAACTCAAGGCCCAATTCGGCTCTGTCCGGATGAAGAATCCCCAGAAGGAGGTCCAGCGCTACGCCCGAGACTGCCTCCGGATCATGCTCGAACTCGCGGTGAACCGCTTTATGCCCGAAACCTGGGCCAAGATGACTGGGCTGCCCTATCTGACGGATGAGCAGGCCATGCAAGCCCAGCAGGCGGTCCAGATGGCGACCCAGCAGGCCATGCAGTCGGGCCAGCCCGCCCCGCAGCTCCCGCCAATGCCTCCGAAATGGTCCGACGTTCTCGCCCTCCTGAAGAACGACCTCCAGCGAGAGTACAAAATCGACATCGAGACGAACTCCACGGTCGATCCTGACGCCAGCGAAGCCAAGAAGAACATGGGCGAGCTGATGGCGGCGATGAGCCAATTCCTCAACGGTGTCGGGCCGCTAGTCCAGGAAGGCGTCCTCCCGATCGAGGCCGCGAAGGCCATGCTCCTCGGCGTGGCCCGCCAGTATGAGTTTGGCGCCGATATCGAGGACATCATTAACCAGATGAAGCCGCCTGCGCCCCAGACGCAGGACAAGTCGGGTGAGCAAGCCCTCCAGGCCCAACTCGCGTCCGAGAAGCTTAACTCCCAGGGCCTCCAGCAACAGAACGAGCTCCTGAAGCGGGAGCAGAACCTCAACGCCCGCGACGCGGACCTCAAGGTCAGGGAGGCTCATCTCGAGAGCAAGACGGAAATTCACCGAATCCAGTCGGGCGCCGTGACAACGGCCCAGCGCAATGAGAACAAGGTCGCTCTGTCCCAACACAAGCAGGTCTTCGACGGGGCCGTGGGGAAGGTCCAAGCCTTGGTCAAGGAACTCGAAGGCAAGATGAAGGCCCACGCGAGCGAACAGAGCGTTCGGGACAAGGCGTCGAAGGATGTCCAGACCGCCCACGCGAAGGCGTCCGCATCGACAGAGGGTGTCCTGAAAGATCTTCATGCCGCCGTTGTGGCCCTGACAAAGGCTACCCTGACGCCGAAGAAGCGCACCCTTGGCAAGGACGCGAAGGGTAACAAGGTGATGACGGAGGAACCAGCCAATGGTTGAAACTATCGGCTATCCTCGTTATACTATCGGCCCGCGTATGGTCATCTCGGTCAACGGGAGCCCCTTCACGTTCCAGAACACTGACACCTTCCCGATCGAGGTCTTAGTCTCTGTTGGAACGGTGACGACGATTGAGTTCTCCCGCGATGGAGTGACCTTCGATCTGATCGGGCTGCTCGCAGGGCAGTTCAGACTGAACCCAGGCGACAGGCTGCGTGTGACCTACGTCGTCATCCCAACGATGGTTTACTACCCCTTTTAAGGACCAGACATGGCATCGCAGAGCTGGGGCCAACTTATCGCAACTATCCCGATTGCGGGGACGCAGTATAATACCTATACGACCGCGAAGTCCATGCTGACAAGCGCGACCGCTACAGAGGCTTCGTCGGGCTTCATTACCCTTCCGCCCGGGTTCTTCCAGCGTGGATCGCTATTGACGGTGGACTTCCTCGCTGCGATATCAAACAGAGTGACCGGCCCGGACACCTTCACAATCCAGGTTATGGTAGGTGCGGTTATTGCCTATACCTCTGGCGCCATCACACTCACGACTACCGCACACACGAACATCCCGCTTCGAGGCCATATCGAGCTATCCTGCCGCACAGTTGGGAATGGGACCCTCTCAGCCCTTATGGGTATCGGAACCTATACAGGGCAAATGATCCAGCAAGGTGGGACGGCGGGCGCCGACTCGGCGACCCTGAGCAATACCATCATCATGCCGAACACGGCGCCCGCCGTCGGTACTGGCTTCGATTCAACAGTGGCAAGCACGCTCGATTTCTTTGTCGCTCAGAGCGTATCCAACGCGGGCAACGGCTTCAGGTTGGACGAATACCGCGTTGTGAGCTGGGGCAATTCGACGGTATGAGCTATGAATCTTCTCGCTAGCCTCCTCGCCATGGCGATCTACAGCACAACCTTCCCTCTGACCGAGAACCCGGTCAGTGAGGGCGGGATGTGGAAGCAGAATAATGTCAATCGGGCTCAGCTTCTCACGACTGGCGGCCATGCCTTCGGTAACGGCGCGAACAATGACGGATACGCATACCTGCTTGGGTTCGGAGACTCCATCATCGAGACATTGGTCTTCAGGGACCCCGCGCTTTCTGATACGGAGCCCAATTCCTACGAGATCGAGCATCTCCATCGCGTATCTGACGATTCGGGAAACACGGTCGCCTACGAGGTTGATTCTAGCTATGCTGGTGGGACGCCGATAGTTGTCCGGTGGTCTGGTGCCACCAATTTCGTCGTGCTGAGCGGCCTCTCTACCGACGCAAACTTCTTCCCCGACGGCGCGGGTGGACAGTGGCGCAGCGGCTACAAGTTCAAGACTGAGATTCCTGCCACAAAGGACCGCATCAACATCTACGCTGACTCGGGCAGCGGGTATGTGCTTTACAACCACTATATCTTCGGCGCCGATGCGACCAACGACGCTGTACCGATAGCGAGCGGAGACCCGGGGTTGGGGGCCTTCACGACGATTGGTAGCTCGAACCTGTTTGGGTTCGACGATGCAACTATCACATCGCCCGCCCTCCTGACCGGGAGGGCCATTGGATCGAACGCCTTTCATCCCGGCCGTAGCCCGGGCCTCGGCGGCATAAGCTCGGCCCGCTTCCAGCCCTCGAACTGGTGGCCCTACAGCCCGCCCGTCGTGGTCGCCTTCGATGGCGCCTTGATGTCCGCGATGGAGAAACACGGCAACGATCCCTTAATTCTGCCGCCGCAAGTAGTCGCGTCAGGAATGACGCCGCCTGAAGAAATGCCAACTTAAAGGAGTATTGCAATGCCAGCAATGTATGTAGTAGGAAGAACAGCGGCGGGGACGAACCTTACAATCGCGCTCGTCGCAGCAATCGCCTCCGCCCGCCCCTCGGTCCATCAGCTCATTATCGCCTCGGACGCGGCGCCCGCCGACATCGCAACGAAGTTTCAGCTCCTGCGCCACACTGTCGCTGCGACTGGCGGCACGGCATTGGTCACGAAACCTGCCGATCCGGGCGGCACAAGCGGGCTGTGCACTGCCCTTCAGGGCACCATGACGGAGCCTACCTACGAAACGAACGGGGAGCTCGAAATCGCGCTCAACCAGCGTGCAACCTACACCTGGAACGCCAATCCCGGACGCGAGATCAAGTCCGCTGTCGGCACGGCGAACGGCCTCGGGCTGCGAAGCATCGCCTCGGGCGCAACGCCGAATATAAATGTAACCATCGCTTGGGATGAATAGTGCAGCCTGCTGGCTACGCCCGAATAGATGACCCCGATGTCGGGGTTATCGAGATGGACACGCTTCAGTGTGTTCACTGTGGGTTCCATTGGCACGTCGTCCCTGGATCGGGCCGGACGAGGGGATACTGTATGAAGTGCAACGGCCCGCATTGCGGCAGCGCAGAGTGCTGGGAATGCCGTCCATACCAGAAACTCGTTGATGAAGGTCATTGGTAAATGTGGCTGACCGCGGACTCATCCATTACCAACCGCTTACCGGCCCAGTCTGGAGGGAGCCGGTTGCGGCAGCTCTTGCATGGCTTCCACGCGGGGAGCCCGCCCGTCCGCTCGAACGGCGCTCCCCTGCCCAGTTCGTCTACCCGCCGTTCTACGAGTTATACAACCCCAACGGCCTGCATTGGCTCCCGTCGGGCCGCTGGCCCCTCTACCCTGAGGTTCGCAAGCTTGGCGACTTCCAGCAGCCTCCGTTCCAAGCGCTGTACAAACCTGAGCAGCTTGGCTGGACACCATCGGCGGGATATGTCGGGCGAGGACTCCAACGGGGCGTCCTTGATCTCTCTGTCGAGCCGCTCCAGTTCGCTGCGCCCGCATTCGATCCGCAGCATCTGGAGTGGATACCTCAGGGCCCAGCCCCCCACACGCTCGCCGAACTCCGGAAGCTTGGAGACTTCGTCCAGCCTCCATTCGCCGCACTGTACAAGCCGGAGGGGCTGCAGTGGCTCTTCGAGGGCCAGCTCTCCGTCCGCAGTATCCCACACACCCTGCAGAGCCTTTGGATCGTTGATCCTGCGCCCGTCGTCGTCGTTGCGTTCGACCCGCAGTTCTTCCCGTTCCAGGCTACAGATATCCTTCTGGCGCGGACCCTGCAGTCTGCCCTTCAGAGTGACTTCACCAGCCCGCCCCTTCCACCCGGCCCCGACGTTATCCTGCCGCCAGCCGACACTGGCCTTGGCGGGTCGAGCGCTGTCCACCCGCGCCGCAGGGTTGTATATGAGAAGGGCGACAAGCGCAAGCCCCGCTCCTTCATCGACCGTATCGGGGAGTCCTTTGTTGAACTGGAAAAGACTGGCGAACCCGTACCCGACGCCGCATCGGCTGGCCCGCCAGTCAACATGGCACCAGTCCGCGAGGCCCTTTCGGCCCGATTGCCCTCCCCTCTCCCTTCCGTCGCTACTCCTCTCGTCGCGCTCAAGCCTGCGCCCGACGATGAGGACGACGACCTTTTGCTATTGAGCTAAGATGCTAGCACTTCTCGAAAGAATCTTACTTCATACACAGCCAACAGCACATGGTTGTCTTGAGTGGACTCGCCCGGTTACGCCTGCTGGATATGGTCAGCTTAATGTTGGAGGTAAGCCAAGGCAAGTCCACAGACTTCTTTATGAACTCCTTAAAGGGGTTATCCTAAACGGAGATCTTTGTGTGCTGCATAAATGCGATAACAGACGCTGTGTGAATATAGAGCACCTATATTTGGGTACGAAAGCAGATAACAGCGCTGATATGGTCTCGAAGGGACGACAGCAGCACGGAGAAACCCATAAATTAGCAGTCCTATCGGATGATCAAGTTGATAAAATTCGTAGCTCTGCTGGAACGAATTCGAGTATAGCTCGGCTTTATGGAGTTAATCCCTCCACTATAAGCAGAATTAAGTCTAGAAAAAGGAGGCGCCATCGTGCCGGTTTATACGTATGATTGCAGGGGCTGTGGCGTTCGGTTCGAGCGGTTCATGCCCCTCGCCCTCTACCGCCAGACTGTCATCCACACCTGCGCGGGCATCGGGGCGAAGGTCATCCTCCCGCCGATGGTCCGAGGCGACCTCCCAGGTTATGAGAGCCCGACAACGGGGCGATGGATCGAAGGAAGGCGGGCCCGCCACGAGGATCTTCGACAGTCCAACTGTCGTCCTTATGAGGACGGGGAGAAGGAATACCACGAACGGGCGCGGGCGCAGGAGACCGCCGCCCTGGAGCGAAGGATCGACGAGAGTGTGGAGAGGGAGTTCTCCACGCTTCCGGCCCGAAAGAAAGAGCTGCTGGAGCAGGAAGTCCTGTCCGGCGCAGACTGTGTTGTAACCCGATCAACCCCTCAAGGAGTGTGATATGGCCGCCGACAGCGACCTCGATCTAGACATTGACAAGACGGTGGATGACTTCATTGATGATGTGGCGCCCGGGTCTGAGACCGCCGCCCCAGTCGAGGACAAGACGACTCCAGCCGCTGTTCCGGCTGTGACCTCCCTCGCCAAGCCCGCGGTCCCGGGCGCGCTGGAGCCCATTGGCTATCCGAAGTCCTGGAAGGCCGATCTCGCCTCCCACTGGGATAAGATGCCCCGCGAGCTCCAAGACTATGTGACCAACACCCGCGAGAAGGACTATCTCAACGGGCTGGAGCAGTACAAGCAGGGGCACCAAGCCTATGCCCAGTTCCACGAAGTCCTCCAGCCCTACATGCCCCGAATCACCGCACTCGGGATGCACCCCGCCGAGGCCGTCCGGGCGCTGATGAATGCGGACTGGGCCCTGTCGCAGGGCACGCCCGAACAGAAGGCGGCAATGCTCGCCCAGATCTGCCAGAACTACGGCATCGACCCTCGCACTATTGCGGTCGGCGCGGGCGACCCAAACGCTCCCCAGCCCACCGCTACCGAACTCGAGCTCCGCAAGAAATATGACGGGCTCGAATCGAACCTCAAAGGTTTCATGCAGTCTCAAATCGCTGAGAAGCGGAGTGGGATTGACAAGGAAGTCGCGGCTTTCGCCGCCGATCCAGCGCATCCTCACTTTGATGCCGTCGCCGATCACATCGT